TCCCCAAACCGATCGTGGATGGTGTCCGCAATCACGTCGGGAGTGAAACCTTTCGGTTCACAAGCGCCGATCTCAGTGCAGCCAGCGATTACCTACACCACCAAGTGTCGGCGGCGGTATGGAGGGGCTACACGGAGGCCATGGGCGAACGCATTCCAGAACTCGAAAGAGAAATGGGGTACGTTCTCCTTGCGTCGTCAATGGTCAATAAGCCCACGACTAAGCACGGAAACACAGAGAGCTTCGTCACGAAGAACGGTGCTCTAATGGGCCTACCACTCGCGTGGCTGACCCTCAGTGAAGTCCAAGACTTTTGCGGAACAACGGCTATGCAGAAGTGCAATCTCAGTGGGAATCCCTATATCATCTGTGGAGACGATTTCGGGGCAGCGTGGACGAAAGAGGCCGAAGCACACTATTTCCAAGCGCTGAAGGATGTGGGTCTAAAGCTCAATGACTACAAGACGTACTCGTCGAGGACCGGGTTGGTCTTCGTTGAGCAGCTCTTCGTCTTGAGCAATCCTACGCCCAGGCTCCCGACCGGATACGCTGACGACCCGAGTGCCCCAAGGGGACTCGTGCCGACAGTGGACCCGGAAACGGAGGCTGGACGCAGGCAAAGTCTCGCGCGGGATCTCGCTACGCCCGCACCTGGTACACTGTTCGAGTGGATCAGGTTGAAACTTGCCCGTAGAATGCCGGCAGAGAAACCAGCATACTACACCCGAATCCGCCTGTCTGTCCGGCCCAAGTTGTCTGCGCTAATAGCGGCGAAACGACGAGGGATGGCCAAGCAAGACGAAAAGACCCCCCTCTACCTCTCGTTGGCAGGAACGATCACACATGAGTATGATCGCTGTCGCGAGCCGTGGAGGAAGAGGGCCGCAATGGCCGTTGCACGGAGAGTGCACAAACGGACCTTTGCGAGGTGGGTCGGTTCAGGATTACCACTGCACTGGCCAACCGAACTTGGAGGATGGGGGCTACCTGGCAAGCAGGCCGCTCCACCAATCTTCCGTAAGGCCGCTGCTGTCATCCTAGGAGGACAGCACGAAGTCGGGAAGAGGATCGCACGAATGCGAGCCCTTACGGCGGCACCCGCACACATCCGGTCTCTATTGAGGGACCTGATGGACGAGGTGCAGACATATCCCGAGCGGCTCAAACCGCACGCACAACCGAAGCGATTATCAGTTGCGCTATCTGACATGACAACAAAGGTCCTGTCATATACCTCCTGGGACCCATCTTTCGATAAGTCACAGAGGGAGCGCAGTCGGTGGTCAATGAGCAAGTTGTGTCGCTCGATACTCAGCGAGATTAAAGCAGTCCGAAAACTGTGGAAGTCAGTCAACATGGTGAACCCCAAGAACCTACAGAAAATCTGCAAGCGCAGGTTGGACCCCATGGTTGACGACAGACCCGTTCACGATCTACTTGCCTTCACTGGCATCAAAACACGTACTACTGAATACCTTGTTGAGCATCTCCCGATAGACCTAGACAACGCACGAAGCATTGTTAAGGGACTACCCGGATTTGCGGAAACCCCCGTCGAGAATACACCCAACGAGAGCCCTGCCGATGGCAGACAAGGCGACACTACACTGGTCAGCGCTGTGGGCGCTGCTGAGAACGAGATCATAGCCCGAAGGCCTGACCAGCCACCCATCCAAGAGACAAAGACCGACCACGGTCCCCGGAGTCAAAGCGATAGCCAAGACGGCGAGTTGACACAGGAGCAAGCTCCTGAGCCTCCAAGCCATCTCAACAGCTTATCCGGGCAACCGAGGACGGCCCTCGCAAGCGAGGTCTCAATGAAACAGGCGGCAGCGTTACCAGCAGACACCCCCAGGGGGATGCTTAGCAGCGTTGTGCCAGGACTAGTGCATGGGGGTGGAGTAAGCGAGTCAGTCGACCACGAGGGCCTCCTCGCACTACTGAACTTTGCCGATGACGTTGAGCCTTTCACCACATACCGAAGTATGTTAGCAGAGTGGCTCCACGAAGCGACAAACCGTCCAGAAGTTAGGTTACTGCCACCACCGCCACCACCTCCTCCAATTCGGATGT